GAATTAGTAGATGAAGGATTTCACGATCTAGAAGGAAAAAGCTTTTCTATTCTAGATCTAACTAAATTATACTTAGATAAGTGTAATTATGAAGATGATAAGAAAAGTAAGATCTATAAAGCGATAGAAAAATTATTACACAAGGTTTCAGTACAAGTTAAAGAAGATGAAGATCAAGAAGATTGAATGGAGAAATGTTGCTTCTTATGGTAACAAAATCCAAAAATTAGAATTACCAGATAAATCTGGTCTAATTCAAGTAGTTGGAGAAAATGGTGTAGGCAAGTCCACAATATCCGATGTTATTACATTCGGGCTATACGGGAAACTTGAGGGAAAGAAACTTAAAGATATACCAAATAGATCTAATAAATGTGCTTGGATGAAGATAGAATTCGAGCAGGATGGAAAAATTTATGAAGTAGAAAGGGGATTAGAGCCTTCACTTTTTCAATTAACCATAGATGGTAACATTTATGATCAAGCCGGTAAAAATAATGTTCAGGATTTTTTAAGCGATGACATATTAAAAATACCTTATTATGTTTTTAATAATACGATTTCATTATCAATAAATGATTTCAAAAGTTTCCTTAAAATGAGCACAACAGATAAGAAATTGATTATTGATAAGATATTCGGATTCTATATTCTTAATGAGATGAGAGATATTTTAAAAGAGGAGTCAAAGACTATAAAATCATCCATTGATAGATTATCTGGTGAAATATTTGCTACTGGAAGATCTATAGCAGCATCACAAAAAGAACTAGAAGATTTACAACAAAAAATACTAGAAAATTCTGGTTCAGAAATAGAAAGTAATAAAGAGCAATTAGAAAACTATAAAGAGCTTTTAAAACTACATGGAGATAAATTAAAAGATTTTAGGTCTAAAGAAAATGAAGCAACTAGGAACGTAACAAAATCATACGAATTGTATAGTGATCTTTCTTCTAAAATTAAGAACATAGATTCTAAAATGAATCTATATAATAACGAAAAATGTCCGACCTGCTCATCTGATTTATCTACAGACTTTCATAAAAATGTATTCGACGATCTTTCTGATATGAAGGTTAAATTCATGGAAGATTTAGCTGATTTAAAAAAGAATTACGAAGATGCTAAGAAGGTTCAAAGTAATATTGCTACGATTAAAAATGATCTATTTACCAAAGGGGGTAAAATTGAAAGTGCAATTAGAACATTACAAGATAAAATTAAAACTCTTAAGACTGCAAAAAATAATGACCAGGTTAATTCAGTAAGAAAACTTTTAAATGGAGCTAATGAAGATCTTTCTGATTTCAGTCAAGAAAAGACTATTTGGGAAGAAAGACAGATTTGGATTAAGACTTTAGATGAAGTGCTTAGTGAGAAAGGGGTTAAACAATTAGCTATTAAGTCCATATTACCGTCTCTAAACAACGAAATACTAAATACCTTATTATCCCTTCACTTACCTTACAAAGTCGTTTTTAACGAAGAATTTAATGCACAGATATTTCACCTAGGAGAAGAGATATCAACACAGACATTATCAACAGGAGAAATGAAAAAAGTGGACTTTGCAGTTCTTGTTGCCATAATAAAGTTAATGAAGATAAGATTCTCGTCAGTTAATATTCTTTTCCTTGACGAAATATTTAGTTCAGTAGATCCTGATGGCGTTCATAGCATATTAAACACATTAAGAAAATTAACGGACGATCTAAGCATGAGCATTTTTGTAATAAATCATGCTCCAATGCCAACAGAAATATTTGATTATAAGATAGAAATATCAAAAAAGAATAATTTCTCAGATATTGCTTTTGATAAAATGGTGTAGGATATATAAATCATGTCACATACATTTCCAGCAGGTACAAAATCTATAAGAAACTTAACACCAAAATTTAATTATTTTTTAGTAGTTAAAGAAGATTCTATTGCAGATGATATTCCACAGAAAGAATATTTTGTTTACAGATTTAAAGTGGCAATCAGTGCTAGAGATGGTATTAGTGATTTAAAAAAATATTTTAAATCCATTTTAAATTCTCGGGTTTTTGTTTGTAAAGAGCTTAATGATATTGAATATGCTACTGGAATTTTTTACCATCCATATTACAAGAACGGTAAAAAAGAACCCTTATCATTTAAATTGAAAGAAATTCCTATTTATATGCAATCAAAAATAAAGGTTATTAATTTTAATAAGGATCCATATCAATACGGAAGTAAACCTATAATAAAAAATAAAACATCTGTTATAATATAATAATAAAATATGAATTTTTTAGAAAAATATAACACTGACGACGTATTCTTTAGAGGTATAATACTAGGTCTATTAACTGAGTTAAATCAAATAATAACTTACGAACAAACTGATAATAACCAAGTAACCACTAAAATTTACATACCATTCTTTTATTCTATGGTAGGAGATGAACCATTCCTACAAGACTTCTATCTTTCTTATGAAGACTGTAATGGTAAACCAGCATTTGCTGAAGGAAATTATGATGTTATACCAAGAGGAATTATTGAAATCGGATCAACAAGAATTGACTCGGGATCGGCAACTACTAAATTTGTTAGAGGTTCTTATGTTAAGGAAGTTGAAAAAGAAGAGGGAAGTGAAATGGTTACTTTTTCTTCCTATTTTAATCCAATTCCATTAAGTATACAAATTACTGCAAAAATAAAAGTTGATACCACTCTTGATGCTTTTAAAGTGCAACAAAGTGTTCTTGAAATTCTTTATAAAAGGTTTATATACTATTTTTACTATAAAGGATTTAGAATACCAGTACAAGCGGTTCTTCCAGATGCACCGCCAGATAAGCAGCCTAATAATTTTCAAATGTCTTATGGATCTCAAAGAGGAGAAGCAATAACACTTTCTTTCTCTATGGAACTAGAAACATATCTTCCTGACCTAGATTTAACTACTGAAAGATTCAGAGGTAATTTAATGCAAGGAGGAATAAAATTAAATGCTGAATTCGGTACTGCCCCTGCAGATAACAGCCAAATAATATCAGGACTAGGTGTTTATGCTGTTAATAGCGATGTAAAAGGAGAAACGGGTGCAACAGGATCTGGTCCAGCTAATCCTTAAGAATTTAGGGTCTGATCATCTTTTACTTCCTCATCTTTTACTTCTTCTAGATCAGTAACTCCAGAATCTTTAGATTTTCTATAACCTAAAAGAGTTGCACCTATTGATATAAAAATAATAGATTGGGTTAGTATATCTGCGCTCTTATCTAAAAACATTTTATTAATACATCCAAGTAAGAAACAAATACCCCCAATAAAAACTATATATAGACCTGATGTACCGCTTCCCGAAGTTTTGCCATCTGAGTTGGAAGTGAGTTGCGCGAAGCTAAACTTCTCCATAGTTGCTCTGAATTTTTTCATATTGTTTTTTCTGATATATATTACAAACAGTAGCCAAAATGGCAGAGACACTAATAGATTTTACTTCAATAGGAAATTACAGAATAATTTCTTGGAGCCAGCCATGGAAAAATGTTCAATCATTTAATGGGTGGATAATTGATACATCAGGAGAAGATCCTCCACACATTTTTTTATACCTAGAATATAGATGGAGTATTAACGGGTCTAATTGGTCTTTATGGACTCAATTGACCGAAGCATCAGTTCAGGCATTATCTATATCACCCGATAATCCATTATGGCTAGAGGCTAGAATGACTGCTACATCGGATGAAAATTCTAGTCCTTATTACCCACCAGGAACACCTTTAAGTCCGCCAATAGAATTATTAGACTTTGAATTTGATTTGACATATGTAACAGTAGATCCACGGGATTTAATGGGTAATCCTCCTGCACCTATGTGTAGTAAAGAATTAACAAATTATCCCATAGTATTTTCAGATTGTAATTATACATTCAGACCTTATGATATCAACAGAGCTATAAATCTGTATCAAGATTTAAGCAAGATTGTAAATAATGTTTTTGGTCACGAAGTTGTTTATTATTCAGTACAGCCACAAGGCAGAGGAAAAGATGTTCTATTAAAAGAATACACATTATTTGATGTTGTAGATGAAAAATGTGTGAAGGTAATGGTACCTAATAATACATTCCCTGATGCAGCTTTAACTTTTGATACCTACGGATTAAACTTTAATCAACCATTTGAAATCCATATAGATAGAAAATATTTTGAAAGCATATTTGGAAAAGAATAACAGCCAAGAAAAAGAGATATTATTTTCTTTCCTTTAACTAATAGAATTTATCAAATAGATTCAATGTATGTGTTTAGAGATATAAATAATTATCCTGTATATTTTAAGATTCAGTTAGTTAAATATGAGATCAAAAAAAATACATCCTTTGTCAATCCTGCTGCCGAAACTGAATTATTAGATTACACGGTAAACACTCAAAAATTATTTGGAGAAGAAATAGAAAACCAAGAGATTGAATTAACCAAGCCTCAACAATATGCAGTGACGTCGCAAAGAAGATTAGAAGATCCTATAAGATCTTATATTAGTAAAGAACTTCCTATAATAGAATACGATCTAAATAATAACTGGACAATAGTTTTTAATAACTATTATGACCTAGATAAATTATTTATTGACTCACAAAATGCAGTAGATCCTGCATCTCCTGCATTATTAGATTTTGAAAGAGATGCTGTTAGATGGAAATCTGATCCAGTTTTAACTGCAACTGATGAAAGATCATTTATGTGCTGGTTTAGAACAAGAAATTTCTTAGATAGAAGTAGATTAGTTCCTAAGCCTGCTCCTAAATTGTCAATAACTATTGATACAATAGGAACAAATGAAATAACTTATACAACTTATCCAATACCACATAAATTAAGTCTTGGCGAAAATCCCAACGGATTTATATCAATACTTGGGGATTCAATAAGATCTGGTGGATTTGAAATACTAGAAATAGTCGATCAATTCAGATTTAAAATAAAAGATGGTGGAGCAGCAGCACCAGGCACTACTGCAGGATGGAAAGCTCAAAAAGCTCAATCAAGAATTCTATTTGATGGATATTACGGGGGACAAGGATTACGTATAGATTTCATATGGAGCGGATCAAATGCAGTAACTAGTCCAACAGATAATAATTATGTACAAACAGGAAGTTTTAGAATAAAGATAAATAACTTAGAAGTATACTCACCTTTTGGAGCTGGAATAGCTAGTACCATAGGTCAATTTGTACCTTCTGTTGATGATTGGTATGGATTTGTTTTTAATTTTTCTAACATATTCAGACAATATTCACTAAAGGTTTGGCAATTGACTTACGATCCTGATAATCCTTCAACTCAGACTTCGGATTTGAGTCTAATACATTCAATGGATGGAGTTACTTCTCAGGCTTATACTTTTAATATTTTGCCTGTAATTGATGATAATTATGACAGTCCATTTTATGGAACTAATAATTATTCATATAAAACTAGTTCTTGTCCGCTTTGGGCAACTAACTATAGATTTTTTAAACATATGGTAGAAGAGGAAAAACAGTCTACAATGCTAAATCAGAATATAATAGGTGATGCACATCTTGCCATTATAATAGATAATGCTAAACCTATATTAAAGCTTCCTAAAGTCGCCAGAAACAGATAATTTATGCCAAGAAGAAAACCAAAAAACCCAAACCTTTCAAAAGAGGCAGAGCTTAATCTTAAAGATAAGCTTGATGGGATTGTTTTAGCAGATGAAATGCTAGCAGGGCTAAGTACACCGGATATCCCGGCAATGAAGCCTCAGAGATTCATAAATGTAGATTCAGTAAAGAATGAGGTGGAAACAGAAGCTAGAGCTATATTAGATTCATTATCTAGATTCTATTCTGATTTAGAAGATATTCCAGAAGACAGTTACTTAAAACACAAGCAAAAAATAGATGCACTTAGTATATCAACTATGGCATTTCAGATAAGAACTGCACAGCATGCTATATCAAAGCTTGTAGAAGAAATAGATTCAGGAAGAATGGAGCCTAGGCTTTTTGAGGTTCTAGCACAGCTTCAAAATCAGATCATGCAAATGCCTAAAAATTTCTCTAACTACATGTCACAAATGGAGAAAAATTACAAGCAACTTAAAAATGAATCAGAAGAGATTAAAAGGGGAGGTAACATTCAATTAGATGAACATGGGAACGTTATACAAACTAATGAAAATATGGACCTTTTAAAAGTGAGAGGTACTAAAAGTTTAATGGAGAATTTACAATCAGTAATAAAATCTGGAAATCTTGTTAAAGACGCAGAAATCGTACCTCCTAATGACGATTTAATAAATCCTAGAACAAAATTTGGATCTGGATCAGGGGATTTGTCTTTAGGTGGGGATGATGATATTGACTTTGAAATAGAAGATGACATTTTTGAATAATTAATTTATTATGGCACTTAAAGAAGATAAAATAGGTAATTTTTGGTCGACTGAAAAAGTTGATCAATTAAACTATGATGCAGAAGAAAATGGTATGGACTATAAAGACGTTGATAATCCTTATCATGAGAATGATCCAGAATTAAGAAAGGGACAAATTCTATTCGAATACACTGAATGGGAATTAGAGGAGATGAGAAAATGCGCAGAAAATGCTGTTTATTTTGCAAATAAGTACTGTAAAGTAATGACGGATGATGGTATACAGAAAATAGATCTTAGAGATTATCAAGTACAGATCCTTGACCAATATCAAACTCACAGAAAAAATATATTCGTTTCTCCAAGACAATCAGGCAAAACTATAACTTCCTCCATATTTCTTTTATGGTATTTACTTTTTAATTTTGAAAAGAATGCTATGATTATGGCAAACATTGGAGATACTGCTGCGGAGTTAATGGACAAGATTAAAGTTATTATGAAAGGACTTCCTTTCTTCTTAAAGCCAGGTCTAATCGTCTATAACGTAATGACTATGAAGTTTGATAATGGATGTAGAATAATGGCTAAGACGACAACTAAAACATCGTCTATTGGTTATACAATTCATATGTTATACATGGATGAGTTCGCACACATTAACCCTAACTTTATTAATCAGTTCTTTAAATCTGTTTACCCTACTATATCTTCATCACAGATAGCCAGGGTTATTATAACTTCCACTCCTAATGGAATGAATAAATTCTGGGAGCTTTATAAAGGAGCAATAGAAGGGGAGAATGAATTTAACCCAATCAGAGTTGAATGGTGGCAAATTCCAAATAGAGATGAGGAATGGAAAAGGAAAGAAATCGCAGCATTAGGATCAGAAGAGGATTTTAATCAAGAATATGGTTGCCAATTCCTTTCATCATCAAGACTTCTATTAGATTCTTACACATTGAAAAGACTAAAAAATAGTGAAGAACAATTTATTTTTCACGAACTCTCCCCGTTTGAAAATAGTCCAATAGATTATTCTAACCTTATATGGCATCCTAAATTTGATCCCACATCAATTTTTGAAAAAGACGGGCAAAGATTTTATGTTTCAATAGATACAGCAAGTGGAGGAGGGGGAGATTATTCAGTAGCAAATATATTTAAGGTTGCTCCTATGCCGTCTAATGTTATTAAGAATAAAAAATTCTTTGAGGATGAGAGCGATTTCTTCTGTCTTTTACAAGTTGGCATTTTCAGATCTAATATAATAGAGATAGACGAATTTAAAGTTCTGCTAGAAATATTAATAGGTGGTGTATTAGGAGTTGATAATACAAGAATAGTTCTAGAGCTCAATTATAAAGGGGAAATTCTAATGGACAAACTTCTAGATTGCGAAGAATTCTTTGACGAAATGTTTGTTTATACAAAACATTCAGAAGCTTCAAGTAGATTAAAGCCAGGAATTAAACTAACCGTTAAGAATAAAGAAAAATTCTGCTACGATTTAAAAATAAATACAAGATCTTCTAAAATAATTCCGTGTAGTAAAAATGGAATACATGAATTAGCCAACTTCGGAATAAATCCTAATGGAAGTTTTTCTAGTCAAATAGGTAAAGATGATGAGGCAATGACACTAGTAAATATAAATTGTATATTTGATAATGGAGATTTCCAAGAGACAGTTTCTGACCTGTATGATATAATACCAGAAAAATTCAGAAAATTAATGGAAGGAAGGTTATCAGAAAATGTAGAATCCTCTCAAAATAAGACTAATGACCTTTCAAGTTATACTTTCTTAAACGGACTCCTTGATTCTTGAGAGACGAATGATATATACATAGAAAAAGAAGTCTAAAGCAGTATACTTCTTCGATATATAAAAAAATAAAAATTAAAGATGGCCAAACAAGTTAAACTTGACTTATCCCAATTCAAAGCATCTGGTGTTTACACATTAGAATTTGATGCTTCGGAAAATATTATCATTAATCCTCAGACGATTAGATTAGTAATAGGTTACTCTAATATTGGACCTTTCAATACTCCAGTATATTGCCCTGATGTTACAACTTTCCAGTCAGTATTTGGGAGTACTGATAAAGCTTTAGAGAAAAAAGGATCATTCTTTCATAGATCTGTTTTAACATGTTTAGGAAGTGGACCTGTATTTGCTTTAAATCTAAGATCACTTAACAATACTGTAGATACTAACGGAGATCCTGATTACGCTGCTGGTGCTGACATTGCTAGATATCGTGCTTTCTCTATGGATTCAGAAGAGCAAAATGGTGCTAACGCAACTGGAGCATATTCAGATCCTTTGACAAATCAGGATAAATTAGTTTCTTCTTATTATAACAAAGAAAAATTCTGGTTCCCTGACACTAATTATTTCTTAGCAACTGAAGATTCTGCTGGTGCACAACCAGACACAAGAAAATTATTCAGCCTTGTTAACTTAGGACAAAATCCAGTAAGTATTATAGTAAGAAAATCTTTAGACTCTAGATTTCCTTTAAGAGGATTTGATATTACAGCTAGAGAATATTTTGGAGCTGATAATGTACCTTCTTATATGAATCAATATGATTATCTTTCAGATTGGTTTATTGACGTAATTGTAATTAGTGGAAATTGGACAGATTATCAAGCTTTAGCTAATGACCCAGTTTATAGCACATATTTCACTTCTAAAGGATTTATTAAATCGCAGATAGATAATTTCTTATCACAAAATGGAGTTAATACTGCATTAACTGTTACTGGTACTATTATTCCTAATTTTACTGATCAAAACGGTACTCTTAGATACATTCAGACATTAATTAACAACCAAACACCAACTACTGGTATATTCTGTGCAGTTAATGAAGAAGCTTTAGATGATTTATTAGTAAACTCTTCAGTTTTTGATTTAGTTGGTCACCACTTAATTGACGAAACTAGCCCTGATGCTGATATCACTTCAGTTCCTAGGAATCTAAATTTCTTATCTTATAGCCAAAATCTATTTGCTGATTACACTTATGAGAAAAACGTGGGAGGTTCTGCTACAGGTACATATATTACTGATTCTGGAGTTTCTCCTTCTACAGGTTTTGATATATTACCAGAAACTGGAACACTATTAGAAGATACTAACTACAATGCTACAGGAGACTCTGGTATACCTTTTACAGAATTTGATACGTATTCTCCAACTGCTAGAGATGGTGGATCTATTTATTTAGATAGTAAATTTCAAAGTCCAACTCTACATGACACGCAAATTACAACTTTAATAAATTTCTTAGATACTAATCCAAATTCACCTGCTGAAAGATGGGTATTAGGTAAAGTTACATCTAACTTACCAACAGCTGGATATTTAGGATTCTATGTTGGTGAATTAGTTAAAATGAAGGTATCCGAATCTAAATTTATTACTAATAATACTCTACCAGTAGGTTTAAAACAACAAGTGAGAATCAGAATGAATCACCCATTAGTTGGTTCAACTGCTTCTACAACTTATGTTGAACCTTGGTACGAAACAAACAAAAGTACAGTGGATGCTTACCAATTTGGTACTCCCGATTACTTTGATAATGATGATGTTTACTTCTCTCCTGATATACCAGTAGGTATTGATAGCTACTTAGCTTATGAAAACTCTCCTATGTACAGAGACTGGACTAAAGGAAATATTGGTGATGGTGACCAAGATTGGAAAGATGATACAGGTTCATTAGTTCAATATTTAAAATTTGAATCTAATGTAGACCGTGACGGATTTAACATATTAGTATGTAGAGCGTTTTCAGATGATACACTTGCAACTCCTGAAGCTATTGAAGGATTTGGTAATACTTTTATCAGTTCTTTACCTACTGGTGCTAATGCAGTTGGATTTTACGAATTTAATATCGTTTCAACGGCAGGTAACATTAGTGATTATATTGATATTATTACTCAATTACAGCCTAATGTTATTGAATTAACCACAACAGTTGCTAATTCTTCAGGAATTAAGGTGGGAGATCTATTAGTTTCTACTGATACTCAAATTTATGATAATCCATTAACTGAAAATCTTCAGTCAAGATTAACTAGAGTACTTGAGGTTAAAACAGTAGCTTCTGCTTCTTCACCTGGAATTTACACAGTACAGGTTAAAACTGAAAGACCTATTCAATTGTACCCAGGTACAACAACAAGAGTTTGGAAATTTAAAAACATTCAAGAATTTGTTACATCTTTCAATTTCACTTATTTGCCAGGAGCTCAGATTAAAGCTGCTTCTGTACCAAATGGAACAGACACAAGAATGAATGAGATATTGGATGTACTTTCTAATACAAACTTAGCAAGAACATTAGCTGATACTGACGTAATTACATTCAGATACATCGTAGATACATTCGACGGAGGTATTCAACCAAACTGTAAATTCCAACTCACTAGACTTGCTAAAAACAGACAAAAATGTTTGGCAATTTGTAATATACCTTCAATGAAGAAATTTGCAGATTCTATTGATCCTAGATTTACTTCAGCACCTACTGCAACTGATCCAGCTCCAATTTTACAAGCTAGATATATTGCAGACGGAGGTAACTTAAGTTTAAATCCTTCGTTTACTTTCTCTTTACCTGATGAAGATTTAGGAGCAAAATTTTCAGGATTCTTCTCTCCGTTCTTAACAATTAGAGAGAATGGTAAGAACTTAAACGTTCCGCCATCAGCATACGTTTCTAATAACTTCATTCGTAAATTTATTACAGGTGAACCTTATTCAATCGTAGCTGGTCTTAAAAGAGGTATTATATCTGCTGGTAACTTAGTTGGTCTTGAGTATGATTTTGATATTGAAGACAGAGAATATTTAGAGCCATTCGGTATCAATCCAATCATCAGAAAAAGAGGAGTTGGTATTGTTATCTACGGTAATCAAACAAGCTACCAAAGAACTAACTCAGCATTCAATAACCTACACGTTAGAGACTTATTAATCACCATTGAATCTGCAATAGAACAAATACTTTCTAACTACGTGTTTGATTTTAACGAAGATAACGTAAGACTTGAGATTAAAACATTAGTAGACAATTATTTAACTGGAGTAAGATCTGTTGGAGGTATTTATAACTACTTATCTATTATGGACTCTTCTAATAATACACCTGCAATCATTGATCAAAATATTGGTATTATCGACGTAATTATTGAACCTGCAAGAGGTATTCATAAGTTTATTAATAGAATGACAGTTACTAGAACAGGTGGTATTGCTTCTGGAGGATTTTTGCAATTTAGTTAATAGATTTGTAAATAAATCCAGAAGAAAAATATATAAAATAAAAACATGGCAGGATTACCACATTATTCAAGTTCGAAAGCTTCGGTTAATAAATTCGAACCAGTTTTCCTTAATCAGTTCGAGGTGACTATTTCACCTCCTGTTGGTGTTATATCAGTAGCGGGAAATCCCAATAGCGGAAATATTCTTTTAGAGCAGGTGACCAATATTTCAGGTTTACAAGTGGATCAAAATGCTGGTGAGATCACTCAACAGTACAAATTTGCTAAAAGATACTATGCTGGAGCAGCTCCACAAAGAACTGGTTTAGATGTTACAACATCATTCGAAGTTAACCTTGATGATAATAATTCAATGTATGTTTTCAAAATACTTCGTCAATGGTCAGATTTAATTTATAATCCTATTACAGGGGCAATGGGGCTTAAAAAAGATTACACCGGAAATATTTTAATTAATGTTTTTAATAAGCAAGGGGACATTTTCAGAAAGATCAATCTTAAAGATTGTTTCCCAATGGCACCTATAACGGAAATGGGATTAAACTATACTCAAGCATCTATTTACAAAATTGATATACAATGGGCAGTAGATTATTTCGACGACGTATTTATATAAATATAAAACAAAATGGCAGGATTACCACATTTTAGCTCAGCAAAAGCAGCAGTTCAATTATACGAACCAGTATATCTTAATCAATTCGAGGTTATTATTCAACCTCCTGTTGGTGTATCTCTTCCACAAGGAAACGGAGGAAGATCTCTATTAGTAGAAAACGTACTTTCCGTTTCCGGTTTATCTGTTGATAAAAACCCAGGTGTAATGGAACAGAGGTATAAATTCTCAAAAAGAAGATATGCAGGTGGAGCAGTTGATGACACCGGAGTAAAAGTTAGAATTGAATTCGAAACTAACTTAGATGATAACAACAGTAACTACGTATTTAAAACTATGCGTCAGTGGTCAGATTTAGTCTATAATCCTTTAACAGGTGCTACTGGTATTAAATCCACTTATGCTGGAGGAACTTATGTACTTGTATCTATATTTAATAATGAAGGTGATGTATTTAGAAGAATAAAATTGGTAAATTGCTTTCCTACGGATCAAATAAAAGCAATGGATTTAGAT